GTCTACTCTTACGAGCTAGATTTGTTGAGGGTTTACCTCATACAAAATTCTTAGACAAACGCGTCGCGCTTCCCTGTATGAGAACACCGGATAGTCCGGAGTCGTTTAAGTCGGCTAAGACTACACAGACCGAGAGGTCTTTTACTACTGCTGATGAATTCAGTAGAGAGTGGGACATTTGCGAAGATGTCCTATGCACGAGTTCACTGCCGTGCACATCTACTCTTCGGAAATCGAAGAGCTCTTGTACCTGTGTGGACAAACACAGGTCTTTTCAAACCTTTTGTAAAGAGGTTTTAGATCCTTGCCTTCGCAAGGATAAGGAAGTCCCAAAGATCAAAGTCTGTTGGGACGCAATAAACATTTGGGAGGATAAGCTCCCAAAAGAATTAACTGGCCTCGACAAACGAGTCCGGTTCAAAAACCTGCCATCAATGTGGCATGTTAACAAGGTCCTTTTCGAAGGAACATTCTGGTTCCGCAGATTAATGCGGAAAGATTCTGCTGGAAGGCAGAACCCTAACGGAGTAGCAATACTCCGTTTAATATCGGGAATGAGAGGATTCTCAGGCCCGGAGAAAACTTGGCAGATTGTCAAGTTAAAACAAACCATGACTGGTTTGAATAAGTTGCGGAATATTCTCGCAACGGTTGACGGGTTGATCATGCAGCTCGTCTTGTCTTTCCCAATGTGGGAAGAACTCCTCGATTGGTCGAGGATTGATCAGGTTACTAGTTGCCTGATATGTCAGTTGTTACCTGACTATTTTAGGGAGAAAATCCCTGAAAATCCATCTTCGTTTGAGAAGATAAAAAGATTGCGTGGTGCAATCAAAGAAATGGGATTCAATCCCATTGGCGATTTATCGCAAATTGAGATTCCGCGAGAAATCTCTTTTATGAAAATCATAACTGATTTCATAGGCAATAGGAAAACTCCTATTGATATGTACCGAGTCTCGGTACTCTCGCAAACGCGAGCCTCTGGGGTTCCCCCCAGATCCGTTTTCTTGAAGACACTTCAAGAAATTAAGGAGGTGCTCACAACACCTCCGGATCCCTCTGTCTACGAGAGGGTGAAGGTCTATATCGCTGACGGTATAGACAGCATCCACAGAGATGTGGTTGAGTCAATCGGCGGAGAAAAATCCGCCGAATCCTTTTGGTCGAGTATTATAAACAAGGCCAAGATATCTCTCAGTGACTCTGGTGAGTTCTTCACAAGCACTGAGAATGGTGGCAAGCTCGAGGCTGCCAGAAGAATCCTTAGTTCAACTAAGGAAATTCCAAAATTAAATTTGGAAACCGGAAAGCCGGAAGGCTTATTGAGACCGGGTGTAGACCCGGTAGGAGAATGCCTATTTCATTGGGCATTGAATCAGTTCTCGGATCGCAGAACTATATACGACAGAAACGTCATGTCTGTCCGAATTTCTCTAGTTGCAGAACTAGGGAAGTATCGTGGGATAACAGTATCCCACCTTGCACATGCGATGCTGTTGCATGTGCTCTCTCATGTACTCTTAGAGTACCTGACGGTTATACCGTCATCGCGCTCTGGTGTCGGAGCGGCAAATCACGCTTGGAACTTTTTCAAGCGACTATCGCACAAGAACCCTGCTGCGAACTTCATCTTTGGTGACAAAGATGTTTATCTGTTTTCTACTGACTGGAAAACAGCAACCGACTACTGTGACCACACAGTAGCCCAGGCGATGATCAATCGCCTATGTTTTAATTGTGGTATACCCACATGGTATAGGCAAACGTGCATGTTTGCCTTATGTGCTCCACGTCAAGTGGAGGAAATGGACGAGAATCATGTTCTCTCCAGATATTTCACCACACGTGGTGAATTGATGGGTGACCCAGTCGTGAAGGTCATCCTACATACTTACCACTTAGTGGCAAGGTACTCTGCCGCAAGGCAGATGAGGCTTATCGCCTCAAAGCGGAAGTAAAAGCCGCACCTTCTTCACGGAAGTAAGAGAAAGGATTAATGTCCTTTAACGTCAACCGAAAGGTGGAGCCTACTTGGCT